AACGTGAGAGTGTTCATTTTTATTAGGGCTATCCCTAAATCGCTCTTGCCCAGAGCCAATTGATATCCGCTTGAAGTGGTAGCCACCCGCTAGAGACTTGCGGAGTAACTTGCATTTACTGTCAACGATTAGCCCCGGCTTGCCGTTAATAAGACGTTGCATGGGCGCGGCAGCGGATTCTCTGCGAACCTTGAAGTCATTCGATGGGGTTGGCTGTGCCTTGAGTCCAAGAGTCCGCAAAAAGTCAAAAGCCGTTACCTCATAAATTGCATCTCTAGCCATACCAGCCGGATCACCCCACACCAATACTTGCATTCCTGGGTAATTTGCGTTGATTTCTGCTACGAGTTGATGGCCAAAGCGCTCTAATCCCATATCAAAGGTCACAATCTCGTCAATCACTTGCCACCTACCATTAGGCAATCTCTGGCCAATGACCGCAGCTGGTGTCAAGCCAAAGTCTAGACCAATCTGGATCGGCACAGAGTTGTCCAAAATTGTCTCTCCACTCATGAGGTTATCGTCATATTCTGGCCAAACCGACTTGCCCTCTTGGACGTAGGTATATTTGCCTTCGGCATAGCATCGGATCCAATCAATGTTCTTGCCCAACAGCATTTGTTGGTAGTAACCCGGAGGCAGATTGGCTACGTTTTCAGCCTTCTTGTTTAACTGCCACCACTTGCCAGCTGAGAAGATGCAGTCATTGGCCTCTGGGTTTTCTGGCAAATCGTCTTTGCTAACCTCAATGACACCGCCTGGCTGCTTAAAAAACTTCCACGCATATGGCCCAGTCATCTTTTCTTTCTCGGCCATCCTAAACCACCAATGGTCATCGTCCATTGGGTTGGTGTCCATCCAGATGCCATGCCAACTTGCACCACCATCTCGCTTGGTAGGGTATCTACCTACTCGGTGTGTAAGGCCATCGATTACAGCTTTGGGCAACTCTCGTGCCTCGTTAACCCATGCACCAGTCAACTCTAAGGACAATAGCTTTCTAACGTCTTTTGGCTGGTCAAGCGCTAAGAAGATTACCTCGCAATCAAGACCCGCAGCTCCATCTCTTGCTGGTAGTCGGATGTGGTGGGTAATCGGTGGGGTATAGAGCATTGGCCCAAAGGTATTCTCTGGGAAAAGGTCTTGCCACGTCTTGATGGTGGTTGTCTTGAGTTCGGGGTAGCTATTGCGTACAATGACAAAACGGGTATATCGGACACCATCGATAGGGGAGGGCTTTTGCTGAATGGCTCTGATGAATATCTCAGCGGCGCAAGCATAAGACTTGCCAGATCCTACTGGCCCCATCATTCCACGCACGAATGCATTGCTTGTTAGAAACTTATAAACCTCTGGGGATTTGGAAAAATCTAAACTAATACCGGTTGATGGTATTTGTTTGCTTGACATCTCTTTTGTTTTAGCCATTGATTTTTAACACTTTTCAGTTAATATAAGCTAACTTTATCATTATAAGGTATGTCATGGTACGAAAAGCGTGTAGTGACGAAGAATTTATTTCTCTTTGGAAACAATATCAATCTCCCGAAAAACTTAGCCAAGTTATTGGAATTAGTACCCGCAATGTTTTAAAAAGGCGCAGAAAAATAGAACAAGAATATGATATTGTTTTAGATGCTCTGTCACCCACCGGCCAACCCAAGATTTACATTCCAGATGAGCAGATGCAAGCTAACGTCACTATTGACAATGGTGTCATCTTAGTTGGCTCTGATTGCCACTACAACCCAGAGTATGTGACCACAGCTCACCGCGGCTTTGTCCAATTTGTAAAATATCTGAAACCAAAGATTGTGATCCTCAATGGAGATATTGTAGACTTTGCTAGTATTTCAGCGCATCATCGCATTGGCTGGCAGAAAAGCCCCACAGTCAAAGAAGAGTTAGATGAGATCCAAGACAGGCTCGGAGACATTGAAAAGGTAAGGCCAGCTGGCTGTAAGTTAATGATTACGATTGGTAACCATGACTTACGATTCTCAGGCAAGCTGTCTAATGTCCTCCCGCAGTACGAGGGCATCAAGGGTTTTGATATTGCTGACCACACCCCGCATTGGAAATGGTACTGGAGCATTATGGTTAATCAGACTTGCATGATTAAACATCGCTGGCACAACGGAGTTCATGCGGTCTACAACAATACGATGAAGTCAGGCACGAGCTTTGTGTCTGGCCACCTACACTCCCTCAAGGTAACACCTTGGACAGACTACACCGGCACACGATATGGGGTAGATACTGGAACGATGGCCTGTATTAAGGACAGTCAGTTTGCGTATACGGAAAACAACCCAGTCAACTGGAGAGCTGGATACGCAGTATTGACCTTTATCAACGGCAAACTCATGCCCCCAGAGTTGGCAGAGGTCATTAACGAGGATGAGGGTCTCATTTATTTTCGCGGCCAATTAATGAAAGTATGATCCAGCTGACATCTACTATTCTCAAGAATATATACACCATGCTTGTTGTGTGTGAGCCTTTTGACAAATGGGATATGCCGTTACCAGAAACGATTAAATTTATCGTGGATCACGATCCAGATACCATGGGAACGTACCTCCACGATGACGGAGCGGACAAATATGAACACGTTATTACGATATCGGCTGCTCGTTGTGGCTTCCTCGAAACAGCGATCCGGACGATGGCCCACGAAATGATCCACGCTAGTCGGTGGAACACATCAACCGCTGCATGGCAAAAGCATGATAAGACCTTCAAGCATCGAGCATTGCTCGTATCCCAGTCTTTGGGCTTTGATCCCCTGGAGCTTTAACCTATGGGTTATTAAAGATAACTTTAATATAACTTTAAGGTAACAAAAATGTTTCCTTAAGTGTACATATGGTAACCATTATGTACAAAAAAGCTATTTAGTGGCTAATATATATAGCCCTACATTACTAAACGCATAGCCGCTATATACGACTGCCATCGGCATATTGCCTTTTAGTCCTTGCTCGATCCCGATATAAGCGTAGATTAAGCCTGTAAAGATAATTAACCAAGCACTCATTTTTTTCTTAACGCAATGTGCTTTTGTAGAATGTGCCAGAACTCTGATTTTATAATCATTTCTCACTCGCTTTCTTTAGTATTGCTTTAAATTCATTTCCTAACTCATTAAATCTATCAGCAACATCGTCACCAACACGCCCGCATCTATGACCTAATGCAAAAGATTCTAAAAAAATTGCAAGTAGTTTTTGCCTATCCTCATCACTTAACTCTTTTATTTGTGGTGTGGTGTAGAGTGGAAAATCATCTTTGTTGTAATGTGGTGTTCCTTCGCTTGGGACAGCCATTACATGACCATCCACAACACTTTCCCAGTAGAACCTACCAGCAACTTCTCCACCTTTCTCTAACTCCGCTATGCGGTCTGCTTGTTGGCAAAGCAAAAAAGTAGCCTTTTGCACCCATTCCAAGGCTTCAATGGTCGTGCTTATTTCTTTTGCTTGGTTTGCTAATTCGTATGCGTTCATTTCTCACTCGCTTTCTTTATCAACCAGGCACTCATTTATTGGCTTTTCTCAGCGCAATATGCTTTTGTAAAATGTGCCAGAACTCTGATTTGATTGGCATCTTAGTCTCCCGCCCAGCGGACACCGGAGCGCCCAAGCCTAGAGTTGATGGCAAACTCCATATCGTTGGCTAAATTACACAGCTTATCGCTATCATCATCTTCCGTTGAGATAAAGCCAGCAAAGGGAACTGGTTCCGTATTCGCGCAATGGTGAATCTCATCAATGGGCAACCGCTCGCCGCAATGCTCACAACTATTACGCATCGCTTCTTCTCTATCTTCAGTCGTAAACGTGGTCATCTCGATCTCCTTTGTTAAATAGCGATATCGCTATATTGGAGATTCTTTCTGAAAAAAATAGAAAAGTAAAGGGGTTGTTGTTATTTTATTTCTACGTCTTCAATATCAGGTGGCTTGATATTGATGCCAATGACTGATGGCTTATCTGAATCCTCTGGGCTATCCAATAATCCACTCGCTTTGGCCAGCAATCTGAGGACTCCCACCTTATCGTACAGCTCTAACTCTAGATTACCATCCTTATTAACCTTAATACTACGGATGGCTTGCAATGCGTGTTCAGGAATATCCTTACTAGCCTTAACCTTAATCTGACCAGCCTCATCCCAC